CCCCTTGCAGGAGGTTGCAGCCTGCAATTGCTTCAGCTTGGGCAATGGCGTTGAAGTCGTAGGCAAGCCGATATTCTGCGCCTTCGATCTTCAGCGTGGCGTATTTGACAGTGGGATTGGCCGGCGTTCCGGCTACGGAATGGCTTTTCATGCGAACAGGATGGCAGCGATCCAAGCGGCGAGACCGAGAGCCACGAGATTGACGCGCGACGGAACATTAAAGCCAGCGAGCAGGAACAACACGAAGGCGATAACGAGCAGAATAACGTGAACGGATACATGCATGGGGATCTCCGGGGTTTAGAATAGATAGGAAGTCCAGCTTCTGGCGAAATGATTGGCAACCGCTACCTAGCCCACAAAACAGTGGGCAGAAGGTGTGCCACCACCATGGCTGTAAAGGTTTCGGTTCGAATCCGATAGGCTGGACTTCCTTCCAGTTTTGCCTAGGTGCCGGCCGTTTCGGTGATAGCGCCGGAAACCTTCAGCGATGCCGTGATCTTTACGATCTTGTCCGGCATCAGTTCCGCGCCGTACTTCTCGACAATCGCAGAGAAGGTCTTGGTATCTCCGGACGTGGTTTGCGCGGTGGTCAGCGGCAGCGTGATCTTGTACGATTTGGTTGTCCTCGCGTTCAGCGAAGTGACAAGCGCGGTCTGGCCAGCGTCGGAGCTTACGCGGTTGATCTCCAGATCCCACGTGCCGGGATTCAGGATCGTGGCGATGAATTCGCGCGCGCTCGATTGGAAGTTGGTCGCGTCGTCGGTTTCGTTCTGGTAGTTCGACTGCGTGGCTTTGCGAATCTCGCCGATGGTGGTCCACACTGGCACTGATGCGGTGCCCGTGTTGAGTGCAATGGTAGTTCCTAGGCCGCCCTGGGCAGCCGTTCCGGTGTAAGGCATATTTCCTGCTTTCTTTTGGTTTGGAATGGCCCCGGAGTGCCGGGGTACTACTCTACGGCTCTACGAACAGCAGCTCGTATTCACACATGACTCGATAGAGGCGGGAATCGCCATCAAAAGAATCAATCTCGTTTGCTCGCCACGCGCTCATTAGCCGCGTGCCGTCGCTCAATGTCGTATGGGCGGTGTCCAGCCTGTCGCGGAGGGCTTGCGCCACGCTCCGGCATTGGCTGTAGGTGCCCCAGGCGTCGAACTGGAATGTCTTTTTGCCGGATTGCACGCCGCGCAAATCGTACTCCGGCTCTGACACCACCACTTGATAGGTCAGGCACGGGTAGATCGCGGCCTCTGGCGGCACCACTGGATACAGCCGACCGGCAATCAGCGCGGTCAGCCCCGCATCTGCGTCGAGGTATGCCGCCAGCCCTTGCTCGATCACTCAACACCGTCCAACTCAAGGCACTGCATCCGCAAAAAAACATTCATCGCCATCGCATTGTCGATAGCCTGGATCAGATACACGTGGGAACCGTAAATGATGCGCTTCCCCACCTGCACCACCAGTGCGGCACTATAGCGAATGCAAATTTCGTGCGTCACTTTGGACGTAAAGTTCTCCATCTGAAAGGATTCCGTCAGGGCAATCGCGCTGATTGAAGCCCACATCGTCGCGTCCGTGCTCCACGTCATCTTCGTTTGCCCGAAGCCATCGGCCACGCTGCTACCGGTCTGCAATTGGACTCGATGCCGAAGCGATCCGGCATCTATCGTGGCTATTCCGTAGAGGTGTCGCATTTGAGGCGATAGGGAAACACTGTCGATGCAAAAACGTGAAATGGAACCTTGCGCCACATCGGAGAGTGGTCATAGAGGAATACCATGTCGTGGTCACGGCGCGGGCACGTGTTGCCGGGGTGATCGCAAGCGACGAGAGATATTCCAGCGGGTTGCACCGCGAATTGCTTTAGCGCCGCCGCTTCACTAAAAAACAGAGCATCGCCGCCCTCGTTCATATCCTGATGCGGGTGGTGCTGTACGTACTCCCGCGTGTAGCAGTGAGTGCTCCCTGGGGCATACCCTCCGTCTCCGGTATAGGCCCAACCCTCCGACTGGCCCTCGGCATAGAAGATCAATTCAGACAGGCCGACGACCGCCGTTCCACTGTCACAGAGAAATCCCACTTGCCGCGCGATCCGATCTGGAGCGCTCCAGTCATCATCATCCCAATTGATTAGAATGTCTCCGGTTGATCGCCGTATCCCCTCGTTTAGTTTTGCCCCAATCGTTCCAGGCCCGTCAATTACGATCAGTTCCTTATTCGGCCAGTCCTGCGCCGCAAACATGGCCTTTGCCCGCGCATGGAAGCGCTGCCTACTCTCCGTCGTCGGCATCAGGCAACTGACAAGCGGCAAGCTCACTGGAACTCGTAATAGCGGTGCGGCTGGATCAGATATTGCACGCCTAACGGCAATTCTGAGCCAACATCCATGCGTCCCACCGTGCTGGCCTCGCGATTCATATACAAGTGCCCGATCATCAGCAGCACCGCAGAAATCAAGTCTTGCGGAATCTCCGTCATGCCGGCTGTGAATTGGATTCGCACCGGGTACCCGCCCGAAAAGAAAAGATCGGTCGGCCATGTTTTCTGATATTGCGGAAAAATCAATCCAGGCTGGCCGGAAGCGTCGAATGTATAGATCGACGGGTCCACTGTTACGGTGGTGCCGTCAATTTTCGTGTACTTGATCGACACGACGGATTGCAGCGGCGGCAGCGGGATAGGAATCGGCGGGTACGGCGTGAACGGCCCAACCGCGTAGCGCCCATACTGAGCATAGAACTGGCTGGAATCGCCGTAGAACGGGAATCCAACCAGTCCTAGTTCAGCGGTGCGCGTGACCAACAAGCGCCCGATCTGCCCTTCGATGGCAGACCGCGCCGCCGATATCAGACTGTTGATCAGCGTATCCTCGTCGGTACCGTCAACGCGGAGGTGCAGCTTGGCCTGAGCGAGCGTAACCGGCTCGCCCAATGCACCGCCCGGCGGAAGGATCGTCAGAGAATAGCTGAGTGAGTTCACTTGTTTTTAGCGGGTCCAGTGGCCTTGTTTTGCGTCGGCTCGGGCGTTGGCTTTACCACCTCGACCAACGTGCCCATCTGCAACAGTTCTTTCGCGCGGTCCTCTTGCACGTGGAACTCGTCGCCTACTGAAATGTGGCCCTCCTGCCCGATGAAGGGCCGGAGGGCGCGCAGTTTGATCATCCCCAGCATTAGAACGTGCCGTAGATGAACGCGAGGGGGCGGTAGACCGTGAGGGCCAGCCGCTCTTCGACCAGTACGGTCGCCATGTTCCGCACGAAATTGTCCTGATCTTCGCGCGAGACTTCCACTGTGGCGTCCTGGCGGTCCCAAATCTGGGCACCCATCGCGTAATCCCCGACCAGAAACTTTCCGGCGGGCATCGAGTTGGTGTCCACAATCGGCAGCCCCCACATTTGCGGTCGCTGCGCGGCTTGCGGATTCGCATAGACGTACTGGCCGCTAGACGCCGTACCGGTCGTCTTGGTCAGTTCCATCACTTGCAGGTCCAGCGGATTCATGACGATCCCCGTGGCGTTCAGTTCCGACTTGCGAACCTGATAGATCGCATGCCGGAGCTTGTCGATGTCCGTGTCGCCCGCGACGTTCAGTGTGGTGTCATAGGCGGTCGCCTGGGTGATGATGCCGTTCAGGTTCGCGCCAGTGCCGTCGCCAGTGAGCAGCTGGGTTTCTTCCACTAGCTTCAGGCCGTACAGCATACGGGTATCGATGTAGTCGCTCAACATCGGCGCGTCATCGAGCATCTGCTTCGAGATTTTGAGGTAGTGACCGACCGTCTGCACCGGAGCGGACGCCTGGGTGAACGTGATATCCGATTTCGGCTTGAGCACGTTTTCAAACATTGCCGGAGTCGCAGGGGAAGCGATCGCGGCCTGATAGATCGGAGCCGCGAGGTTCGTGAACACGTTTTCTTTCGGATACAGGATCAGATTCGATGTGGTGCGGCCCGTGGGCAGCAGATCACGGACCGTCAAACGGCGAATGATCGGCTGGATCATCGGGGCCATCATCGGCGCAACGAGCGGCTGAGTGACAGTCGTCACGCCGGTAGCGTTTACAATGTCCTTTGTGCCGAACAGATTGCCGATCTTGATCTGCCCGCTGCGGTTGGCACCGCTTTCCTTCATCGACTTGTAGAAAGCCGACTCGACCACGGTTTCGCCGATGGACTTCTGGCGTTCCGCGGCTGCCGTGCCCTTTGCGCCATTCTGTTCGATGGCGAAAAGGCGGTTCATCATGTCTTTGCACTCTACGGCGAGCGTGTTGAGAGCGGTTTTTGTTTCGGTTGCGGTTTTGCCGGTGACCGCGATTTCATCGTTGGCTTTCTTGATGAAATTGTCGATCTCGGCGTTTTTGGCGGTAATGACGGTTTCGAGTGCTTGGAGTTCTTGGGGCGTCATAGAAATAGTCCTTTCGGGATTTGGAGTTTCGCGAACGCCGAGTGGAAGGACCGGCTCAGTTCCGCTGCTTTGGCGGCTTCTTCATCGGTGGTTGCCGAGTCGAGAAGTGCCGAAATTTGATCTCGCGTTTCCGTGAGTTTGGCAATCGTCGCGGCGCTCAACACGCGGCCCATTTTAAGGTCCACGCGGAGCGGCTCAATCAGATTGTCCAGGTCTTCAAAGGATTTGACGGAGGCTAGTTCAGCCTTCTCATTCATCGGGAATGTCACCAGAGACACTTCCCAGAGCTTCAGTTCGCGCAAGTAGCGGACGCCGCCCTTCACTTCGTCTTTGATCGTGTCGTAGCCAATCGACAGACCCTTCAGCACGCCCATTTTCGCCAAACCGTAGGCTTTGGCCGCCACCGGCGAGGCGTCGATAGCCAGCGTGCCACGTAGCAGCAGACCTTTCGGCGTGTCTTCCACTTGGCCCATACCAATTGGTTCACGCTGATCGTGCTGCCAGAGCAGAACCACCTCGCCGCCCTTGTCGCTGATCGACTTCGTGAAGCAGCCGCGCTCACAGACCTCGCCACCTAAGTCCACGTTGCCGTAGGTAGAGGCGAGTCCTGTAAAGGTTCCCGCATCCTCGGTCGATTTTATGGAAAATCTGAAATCCTTTTGCATCATGGCTTCTGTTCTCCTGCTGGCAGTGGCTTTAATCCCGGCTTTGGTTCGTTTGGCGGCGGTATCGGCTTTGAAACGTCCGTCATGTTCATCGGCTGCATGTACACATCCCCGCCCTCGGGAATCTTGTTCATGTTTTCGAGCTGCCGAATGTCGTTGACGCTCAACCAGCCCCATTGGCGCCCCACGGCATAGGACGCATAGCGGCTCGACTGATCGCCGCGCATGAGGCCATCCACCACGAAATCGGCTGACAGGTTGGATTCGCCAGGACCATTGAGCAGCGACTTCTTAATGGCC